TGGCGGTGTTGAATGAAAGGCTAGAACATGGGGGACACCCGGTAATGCGGTGGATGGCCTCAAATGTTGCAATCGAGATGGATGCCGCCGGAAATATAAAGCCATCTAAGAAAATTTCGAATCAGCGAATAGATGGAGTCGTATCGCTGATCATGGCGTTAGGGCGATATAGTGTTCACAAATCGGACGATTCCATATATTCTAAACGTGGTCTAATAACTTTCTAGCCTGTACGCCAAGCCGCGACCCAACGCAATGACATATCCGAAGGTGCAAATTTGAATCCTCCCGAAACGATCGAAGAGACAGGCAAGGCGGAAATTCGTAGCGACTCCGACGACAATAAGAACCCAAGCCCTTCCGACGAATTTTGGTATCAAAACATTTTCTTGAGCATGCTTTCTGGCGGGCAATCAGTAAACCCCGATTCAGCAAAAAGGCTTGCTTCTGTCTATTCTTGCATAACGGTAATTTCTGAAACCATAGCAATGCTATCAGTTAACGTTTTCGAAAAAACAGATGAGTTTTCAAAAAAGAAAGCAAAAGATCATCCACTCACGCGACTCTTAAGAGAAGAGCCTAACCGGTGGATGGATCCCTTTACGTTCTTTGAATTACTGCAGCGGCATTTGCTTTACAGAGGCAATGCCTATTGTCAAAAAATAATGAATCGGAACGGGAAAATAAACGAGCTCATTCCACTTCATCCATCTCGAGTCGAAGTGAGCTTTAGTAAAACAACAAGCGAGCTTGTTTATTTATACAACCGGCCCGACGGCGGAAAAAAAGAATTTAGTCAACAGGAAATTTTTCATTTAAGGAACCAATCGGAGGACGGGATAACAGGAAGGAGCCCGATCGAAGTTGTGGCCGATTCAATCGGTTTTGGATTGAATCTTTTGGATCATGGCAACGCTATGTTTGCAAACGGCGCGCGGCCCGATGGCCTGCTGAAAGTAATGGGAACGCTGAAAGATGAGGAGGCAATATCACGGCTTCGCGATCAATGGCAGTCAATGCACGGCGGGGCGCAAAAGTCGGGAAAAGTGGCGGTTTTAGAGCAGGGAACCGAATACGAGCCGATCAGCATGAATATGCGCGACGCGCAATTCATAGAAGCTCGAAAGTTTTCAGTCGAAGAGATTGCTAGGATCTTTCGGATGCCGCCTCACATGATACAGGAACTTTCGAGGGCGACGTTTAGCAATATAGAAGAGCAATCAATTAACTTTATTCGATATACTATTCAACCGTGGTTAAAGCGGTGGGAGCATGCAATAAGTTATCAGCTAATTGATAAGAAAGATCGAAACGATCTCTTCGTTAGATTTAAAACCGACTCACTTTTACGGGGTGATTTTAAGAGCAGATCAGAAGCTTATGCTTCCGCAATTCAGAATGGCTATATGTCGCGAGATGAAGTTCGAAGCCAGTTAGATTTAAACCCCATTCCAGAAAATAAGGGAGAGGATTTTCTAGTTCCGTTAAACCTAGGGATTGCGGGAGAAGAGCCGGACGAGGAAGAGAAGCCCGCGAAGGAAGAAATTGATAATAAGGCAAAAAAAGAAAAGAAAGCAGCGCCGGAAATAGGCGATAAAACTGACGACTTATTTCATTTTGTTTTTACTCGAGCCTTAACGAAAGAAGCGAACGCGCTGAAACGTCTTAGCAAAAAAGAACAAAATTCTTACCCTCAATTGTTGACTGAATTTTATGTAACTCACTCGAAGTTTATGTCGGAAGCCTTGGGCGAGATCGCAGATATAGTAACACCTCTAAAGTCGGAACCACTGAAGATTTTCATCGAAACGTATTGCGGGAATAGAATCGAAGAATTTACAGGATTAGCGAGCGCCCACGGGGCAGAATCGACTCGCTTTGTAGTTGAAAATCTACCGAAAGAAGCCCATTTTCGAGCGAAGGCGCTCACAAAATTCTTAAAGGAGAGTAAAAATGTTGGGGAATAAAGAGCGATTAGCGTATGAAATGAGCGAATTTAGGTCCGATTCCGCCGACGTTTCGGGGGCGGAAATGTCAGATCTGGTGGGTCACGCCGCCGTTTTTGATGTAGAAACCGAGATCCAGGGATATTTCGGGAGTTTTCGAGAGTCGATTGCTCAAGGTGCCTTTACGGCCTCAATTCGCGAACAGGACGACGTAAGAGCGCTTTTTAATCACGATCCGAACCAAGTACTCGGAAGAACAAAAAGCGGCACTTTAAAGCTCAAAGAAGACTCGATCGGGCTTCATTGTCGAATTTCTCCGCCAAATACTCAATTAGGTCGCGACGTTTCCGAGCTGGTGGGCCGTGGGGACATCTCTCAAATGTCTTTTGGCTTCATTGTACGAAGAGAAGAGATAATCGACGACGAGAACGAGGAAATGATCCATCGTAGAATATTAGAAGCGGAGCTCTATGATGTTTCGCCGGTGACTTTCCCGGCTTTCGATGTCACCGACATAGGAATCGAGAAAAATTACCGCTCGAGCGCTGAGATTTTTACGGGAATTGAGGAAGTTTTAAATAATAAAATAAATGCAAAGAATTTCCTCAAGTCGACTCAAGAGGCTCGGGGCCGAATGGTAATTATTAACCGATTACGAATTAACATTGACTGATTGAGAAAAATCAGCAAAATAGAATACAACATATAGAAGTTGGCCCTTTCTGGGCTGGTGCCGTTGCAATCCGCGATTTCTTAAAAAAACAAAAATCAAAAACTACATAACCAGTGCATCTAGCGTTTACGCTAAATGCGAATTATTGGAGAACCATAATGTTCAAGATCAAGGCACTCAAAGAAGAGCGCCTCAAGATTGTCACTGAACTCGATGCCCTCGCGAAAGTGATGGTAGAAGAGTCCCGCGACTTAACTGAGGACGAAAAAAAAGACTGGAACGAGAAAGAAGCCCGTTCAGCGGAGATTGATTCAATTATCGTTCGGCTTAAATCTCAGGAAGAAAGATCGAGATATCTTTCCGAATCAGAAACCAAGCCAACTCAGATCGAAGTTATTCGAGAAGAGCGACACAACGAAGAGGGCGAATACCGGGGATTTTCTAGTCTCGGCGATCAGCTCGGCGCGGTTGCTCGATCAATGACACCGGGAAACGCTAGCGATCCTCGACTACTTGAACTTCGAGCTGCTTCAGGTTCAGGCGAGAGTGTTGGCGCGGATGGTGGCTTTGGAGTTCAGAGTGATTTCGCAACGGATCTTTTTAATAAGGTAGTTTCCGAGAGTACCCTGGCTTCTCAGTGTACCACTATCCCACTAAGCGCAAATAGCAACGAACTTGTGTTGACTCTTGTCGACGAAAGCTCGAGAGCAACCGGAAGCCGTTTTGGCGGTGTTCGTGGTTACTGGCGTGCTGAGGGCGGAACCGTTTCAGCAACAAAGCCAAAATTGAGAGAAGAAAGAATCAAAGCGGAAGCTCTAGAGGCTCTTTGGTATGCTTCTGAGGAATTGTTAGAAGACAGTACAGCAATGACTACGATTGCATCGCTAGCCTTCACTCAAGAGCTTAGCTGGTTGCTAGATGACGCTATTGTTCGCGGCGACGGGGCGGGGAAACCTCTCGGAATACTGAACTCGGGCGCGCTCATTGCTCCAACTCGCACAACTGCGAACGTCTTTAAATTCGAGGATGCCGATAACATGGTAGATCGAATGTATGTAGGCGGACGCGGAAACGCAAAGTGGTACGCGCACGCGGATCTACCTCAACAGCTTAGAAACGCGGTGAAGGTTTCGGGTGCAAACTCTGACTTCCTTATGTATTCCCCTCCGGGCGGAATCAGTGGAGCTCAGTACGATACACTTTACGGAAAAGACGTGAAGGTCATTGAGCAAGCGAGCGCGCTAGCAACTGTTGGGGATGTTCTTTACGCGGATATGAGCCAATACCTGCTGGTTAGAAAAGGCGGCGTAAAATCCGCTCAATCGGCGCATGTTCGGTTCATTTACAGCGAAATGGCCTTCAAGTGGACCATGAGAGTTAACGGGCAACCACTTTGGAATACGCCATTAACAGATGCTTATGGATCTACAACTCGATCGCCTTTCGTATCTTGTACGACACTCACAAGCTAATAAGACGAGCCGAAAAAACAAAACAGGAAAAGCAGGAGAAAAATCATGTCAAAGAAATTGGTAGAGGGATTGAAGTTCATCAATGCACTCGCGCCACTTGCGGATCGCTACAACGGCGATCCCGCAAGTGACGTTGTATTGCTGAAGAACTACGATCGAGTGATATTTGCTATTTATGGAACGGCAACCACTGGGACGGCGGTTGTTACCGCAGAGGAATGCGACGACGTTACGCCGACAACTTCCAATGCCGTACCATTTACATATTATAGCAATGTAGCAACGGACGTGTTCAGCGCGGCAACCGCAGCAACGGCAAGTGGATTTACTACGGCAACGGCCGCGACGTATATCTATTTGATCGAGGTGAAAGCGCACGATCTAACAGACGGTTTTCCGGGTGTTAGGCTGGTGTTAACCGAAGGCGTAAATGCTGCCGTTGCCGCAAGTGTGATTGCAATAGCGGGCGATGCTCGATATGGCGGCGCGCCTGAATCAATGTTAACGGCGATCGCTTAATGTCGGTTGTTAGACTAGTAGCGATTAAGGCAGTGGAGCTTTCTTCCGGCGATATAATAAAGCCGGGAGAAAGTTTCTGCCTTGATTCGCGCGAAGCCGCAAAGATGGTGGATTCGGGGGTTGCTTGTTTCAATTCTGATTTTCGATCGGTCATGGTAAGCAAGAGAAAGGTTAGAGTTCGAGCCGCGCCGGAAAACATGGCCGCGACGACTAAGCCACAAACGGGAATCGCTTAAATGCACTTTCGAGTAACAACATCTCCAGCTCTAGAGCCCGTCACCAGGGCGGAGGCGAAAATTGTAGCTAGAATTGAGGATGCGTTTACGGATCACGATACTTACATCGACAGTCTTATCTTGGGCGCTCGAAAACAGGCAGAAGACAGCACAAAGAGAGCGTTAATAACTCAAACGGTAACGGCGCACTTAGATGGGTTTCCCCGTTCTAATTCAATAGAGTTGCCACTGCCTGAATTACAATCCGTTGCGAGCGTAAAGTACTACGATTCGAACAACTCATTAACAACATTATCCGCAAGCGAATATCAAGTAGTTGGGACAAAAACACCGGGAAAAATAGAGTTAAACGACGGGGTAAGCTGGCCAACAACCTACAAAAAAGATCATGCGGTTGAAATTATTTATGTGGCGGGATACGGCGACAATCCGGCGGACGTACCGGAAGATATTCGCCTCGCGATTATGGCGCTAGTTACTCATCAATATGATCATCCGGGTATTGTAGAAACCGCGCCGGGGATAGTGAGTGTTGCGGTGCCACTTTCATTTGATGCGGTGATGAGAAAATACCGCATTGCGTATTTTTAGGAAGATTTAAGATGATTGTATTTTTGACTATATTGGCTTTTTTTCAATCCGGAATTTTATTTCTTTGTTTGATTTCAATCGGCGGGCATTCGATTGAAATTGCAAAACTTAAAAAAAAGATAAATGGAATCGAGAGCGCCGGTATTTTAGCGAATCACATTTCGAAAGAGTTTAATCGCTATAATTCTAAAAACATTTCGAGCAGAGACATTCAATGAGCTTAAACGCCGGAAGGTTTGATAGATCGATCGAAATTCAGGTAGCAACTGAAGTTCAAGATCCAAACAGCGGCGAGCTGCAGTCGTCGTGGGGCACCTTTGCAACCGTGATGGCATCATTCATGCCGCTCAAGCAAAGCGAGCGTTTTACGTCGGGCAGAGATCTTGCTGTTTATACGGCACGGTTTAAGATTCGAACCATTTCGGGTTTAACAGAGAAACATAGGATAGTTTTCGAGGGAAAAAACTGGGACATAACCGGAATCGAAGAAATTACTAGAAGGCAGGGGCATATAGTAACGGCGGAGGTCCGAGAGTAGTGCAAGAAGTAAAAATAGAAGGCATTCGAGAATTAAACGCTGATTTAAGAAGATTGCCGGGACAATTTCGCGAGAAGGCCCTAAGAACAGCGATTCGCCGTGGGTCGGCAGTGATACAAAGAAAAGCAAAACAGAAAGTACCAAAACGAACCGGAAGGCTCGCAGAGTCGATAACAACAACGGTTCGCTTTCAAAATCTTTTTGATGTTACGGCGGAAATCGGACCAAAAAGCGCGTTTAAATTTCTAAAAGTGGAATCGTTACTAGGAACGATGAAAAGCGTAGTTGCAACCGGATGGTACGCTCATTTTGTAGAGTTTGGGCACGTAATGAAGGCGCGCGGAAAAGTGATTGGAAACATCGCGGCAAAGCCATTTTTACGGCCTGCGGTAGATGAAAGTTTCGAAGAAGTTGTTTCAATCGTTATTCAAGAATTGGATAAAAACATCGCGAAATTTAATAAGAAGTTACTTAAATGACGATCGAATACGGATTAGTGAATAGATTAAAGAACGATGGAACCGTTGCCGGGATCGTCGCTGCTCGCATCTATCCGCATAGATTGCCACAAATGCCGACTTTCCCGGCTATAACTTATTCGAGAGTGAGTGGCGCGCGGGTTGACATTCTGAAGGGCATTTCAGGGCTTGCGAAGCCTACTTTTCAATTCGATCTTTGGACCGAATCTTATAATACCGTGAAAAGTTTAGCGGACGCCGTTCGCGAATCTTTAAATGGATACCAGGGAACGCTGGACGGCGAAACCGCGTATCGGGTGAAAATTCTCAATGAAGTCGACAATTTTGAAGAAGAGCTCGGGGTGTATCGGGTGATTCAAGATTTTGAAGTTTTTCATAGGGAAACGTAAGACGATTTTAATTTTATAAGGAGAAATAATCATGGCAGTAACACCAGCAGCAGCATACGGATCTTCGCTTGCACATGGCGATGCGGCATCGCCAACGGAAGCATTCACAGAAATAGCAGGAGCTAGGAATATACAAGGCCCGAACTACTCAGCAGAAACAATAGACGTTACCCACCATGCTTCACCCGGAAACTATAGAGAGATGGTGCCGAGCTTTTTAAGTGGTGGGGAAGTTACCGCAGACATTTTGTATGATAGTGCCGACGCAACGCATGGCGCACTATTTACAGACTACGAAGCGCGAACCCTTCGAAACTTCGAAATGACGCTGACAGACACCGGAGCTGAGGTACATTCGTTCTCTGCCTACATTACTGGCTTAGTGATAGGGGCTCCGCTCGATGACGCGGTCACGCTTGCTCTAACACTAACAATCAGTGGTGCAGTAACAAGGGCGTAATAATTAAATGAGTAACGTTAAAAAAGCCTCGCCAGCCGTGGAAGTAATTCTAAACGGCAAAACTAGAACCCTAAAGCTCACGCTAGGCGCATTCGCCAAACTCGAAGAAGTAACGGGGAAGAATGCGCTTAGCGATGAAGCCTGGGCCGATCCGACAGCGACTACGATCGTTGCTTTAGTTTGGGCCGCGCTTAATGATGAAACGGCCACAATGGAAGAGGTCGGGAGCTGGATTTCGCTCTCTGAAGTTTCGACAATCGCGCAAGCGATTAAGGAAGCGATGGAACAAGCAATGCCAGAAGCGGGGAAAAATGGCATAAAAAACGAAGAAAGCCCACGGGCGAAACCGATTGGTTAAGCTTATGGGCAATTGGCACTCTTGAATTTGGACTAAGTGAAGATCGGTTCTGGCAATTAACGCCGGGGCAGTTCAACTCACTTATGGAAATTCAAAAGGAAAAAATCAAGAGGGACGATCTAAGATCTGGAATTGTTGCATCGCTAATTCATAGCATTATTTGCGGAATGAGCGAGGACAACAATAAGCCGTTAGATGCTTATAAAATTATGGGCTATCAAACGCCAGAACGAAAAGCGGTAAAGGGCGAATCCGAGTTACGGCAAAGAATCGCGGAAGCTCACTCTAGGCGAAACGAAAGCAGGAAAAAATAATGGCGTCGATGCTCAGGAATATCTTTGTAAACCTCCGTTTAGGCACGGGGACTTTTACGCAAGACACCGGCAAGGCCATTGCCCAAATAAATAAAATGGGTAAAAAGCTCAAGGGGGTGGGAAGGGACCTCTCCCGCAATTTAAGCGCACCGCTCGCCGGTATTGGACTCGGGGCGGCGAAGGCTTCTATCGACTTTGAAAGCGCTTTCGCCGGGGTTCGAAAAACGGTCAATGCTTCAGAGAAGGAATTCAAAGGCTTTTCAGATGAGATCAAAAGGCTTTCGACGGTAATTCCAGCATCTACAACCGAGATCGCGGGAGTAGCAGAAGCGGCGGGTCAATTAGGGGTTAAAAATAAAGATTTAATTTCGTTTACGGAAACGATGTTAAAACTCGGGACCGCTACAAACATGAGTGCGGAAACCGCCGCCGTTTCCCTTGCTCAGTTCACAAACATTACAGGACTTGCGCCCGATAAAATTGAGAATCTCGGCGCGACTATTGTGGCTCTAGGGAATAACTTCGCGACCACGGAAGCGGAGATCGTGGAAATGTCCTTAAGACTCGCGGCCGCGGGGACGGATATCGGGTTAACCGAAGCAAACATACTAGGGTTTTCGGCAGCGCTCACATCGGTAGGGATAGCGGCGGAATCTGGGGGAACTGCATTCTCTAGAGTGTTTAAAGACATAGCAAAAGCCGTAGATAGTGGCGGCAAAAAACTCGATGAATTCGCAAAAGTGGCAGGAATTACCGCCGAGCAATTCGCGTCGGATTTTAAAGAAAAGCCAGCGGAAGCTATTACGCAATTTATAGAAGGCTTCGTCCGAATAAAGAAAGAGGGCGGAAGTGCTCTTCAGGCGCTTGATGATGTGAAGTTAGGGGCGATCCGTACAAGCGACGCCCTACTTAGGACCGCAAACGCTGGGAACCTAGTGCGGGGCGCAATAGAGGGGAGTAATACCGCATGGTCTGACAATGTAGCTCTAAACATCGAAGCGGCGGAAAGATATAAAACTCTTGCTAGTCGATTAACAATTACCTGGGGGCAAGTAAGACTCCTAGCGATCGAAATCGGTGATACTTTACGGCCAACAATTGAAAAAACAATAGATTTCATTGCTCTATTAACAGGCGCGCTTAGGGGATTTTCTGACAAAACGAAAGATGTCATTGTTAATATCGGGCTAGCAGTGGCGGCTCTTGGGCCTGTTTTGCTTGCGCTTGGGGCGCTAGTCACGATCCTAACCGGGCCGATGGTATTAGCCATCGGGGGGACACTTGTTGCGGTTTCGGCAGCGACAGCAGTATGGGTTCTTTGGGGCGATGGAATTATTCAATGGGGGAAAGATAGCATCCACTGGATAGGGCTTGTGCTATCCGAACTCATTCCGTTTGAAGTTTCAGTTAAGAGTGTGGGAGAAAGCTTTTCAGCTCTTTGGGAAAATTCAAAGCGAAAGTTCGCCCTGATCATTAGCGCCATAAATCTTATTACGGAACATTGGGATAAATTAACTACAGCAATGGCGACAGCTCTCGGGATCATCGTTCCGGGCTTTAATGCGATCGCGCGCTCAGTAGGAAATGCAAATATAAAATTTGAAGCACATAAAAAAATTCAAGAGGCGACAAAGAAGGCAGCGGAAGAAAACGCGAAAGCAATTCAGGACCAAAAGGAAGCGATAGCGGAGTACATAAAAGAAGCGGGCGGAATCGGGGCGGTAAAGAAAAAGTTTTCCGACGCGAAAGACGAAACGACTTCTTGGGCGAAAAGTATTTTAGGCTTGAAAAAAGCCGCTACTGAAACCACTGTCGTCATGAAAAATACAGGCAAACAGAGCTCAGAATATACGAAGGGAGTAAAAGAGGCGGAGCGCGCCGTTAAAGATTTACAGGATCAACTCCGGGATCTTAAGCGCGAAGGCTTGCTCGAGGATTTAAATAAATCGTTTCAAAACGCTATTAATTCAGGGGATTTCGACGGGGCTCGAGAGCTTGCCGAAAAGTTACGAGAAGCAACGGAAAGGGGAGTACTAGAGGGCTTAGGAGATGCCGTTTCAAAGAGCGGGGCTCAAGCTTCAGAACTTGCCGGGTCGATCGCGTCGGAAACGGGGAAAAAAATAAAAGATTCGTTAATTGAGAAC